AGATATATTCTAATCGTCAGAAGACGAAGATGGCTATGTCTGACGCCCAACTTATGCACGCAGAAAAAATGGCCCGAGGTGAGGAAACTTACCAAGGCAAACTGCTAGAAGCTAGACAAAACGACTATAAGGACGAATTCGTTCTTGTGATTATTTCAGCGCCCATCGTGGTGTTAATGTGGGCGGTGATGTCGGACGATCCGACTGCTATGGAGAAGGTAAAGCTATTCTTCGAATACTTTCACGAGCTTCCGAAATGGTTCACGAATTTATGGGTGCTTGTAGTTGCGAGTATTTTTGGTATAAAGGGAACACAAATATTTAGAAACGGAGGTAAAAAATAATGGCTAAGAAGAAAAAAAAGAGAAGTAATCTTAAAAAAATTTTAGCAGCTGGAGCAGCGTTAGCTGGATTAGGTGCTATGATGAAAAACAGAGGTGACAGAGGTTTAACTTTTGTTGGTCAAAATATGGACACAGGTTTGTTACCAACAGGTGATGCAAGCGTTGCTGAAAACATTGCTAACTTTGATATGGGTATGTCTAGAATAGCAGATGCTGGTGGTGTAGCTAATTTAAAAAAAGGTGGTCGAGTTGGTTATGGCAAAGGCGGAAAAGTTTCAAAAGGCTGTGGTAAAGTTATGGCTGGCAGAAATAAAAAAACAAAATATATCTAAGGATAAGATATGCCAAATAGAAGATATAATAAACAAGTCCCTGGTTTCAAAGAAGGTGGTAAAGTTTTAAAACCTGTAAAACCAAATCAAAAAGGTTTAAAAAAATTACCTAAAAAAGTCAGAAACAAAATGGGTTATATGAAAAAAGGCGGCAGAGTCTAATGGCAAAACTTTGTCCAAAAGGTAAAGCAGCCGCAAAAAGAAAATTTAAGGTGTACCCTTCAGCGTATGCCAATATGTACGCATCAGGCGTATGCTCGGGTAAAATAACACCAGGTGGTAAAAAAAAGAAAAGAACTAAAGCTGCTGGTGGTGGTTTTATGGCAAAGCGAGCAACAATGTATGGCTAAAAAAGGATTAAGATCGTGGGTCAAAGAGAACTGGGTAGATATTGCAAACAAAAAATCCGATGGTTCTTTTCCGAAATGTGGTCGGAGTGGTGGCGAAAAAAGAAAAAATTATCCAAAATGCGTGCCCATTGCAAAAGCAAGAGCGATGTCCAAAGGTCAACGTGCGGGTGCCGTAGCAAGAAAACAAGCTAAATCAAATACAGGACCTAAACCAACTAGAGCAGCAACCTTTGCTCCTAAAAGAAAGAAAATGGGATTAGGTGGATTAGTATGAGAAACGATTTTCAAATGAGAGAAGAACTAGCCAAAGGCGGAATGCCAGCTAGAAATAAAAAAAACTTTAGACCTACAAAGTCTGGAGCGGGTATGACTAAAGCCGGGGTCAAAGCCTATAGAAGATTAAATCCCGGTTCTAAACTAAAAACAGCCGTGACTGGAAAAGTGAAGCCAGGATCAAAAGCTGCCAAACGCAGAAAATCATACTGTGCAAGATCACTAGGGCAACTCAAAAGAGCCTCAGCAGAGACTCGTAACGATCCGAACTCAAGAATCCGTCAGGCTAGAAGGAGATGGAAATGTTAAAGAAAAAGAGAGCAATTAAAAAAGTTATTAAAGGTTTAAGAAAAGCCTCTAAAACACACGCTGCTCAAGCTAAAACATTAAAAGGAGTTATCAATGGATCCAAAAAAGGGAACAGGAAAAAAGCCTAAAGGCTCAAACAGAAGACTGTATACGGACGAAAATCCTAGAGATACCGTTGGAATTAAATTTGCAACACCAGCAGATGCAAGAGCAACTGTTGCAAAAGTAAAAAAAGTAAAAAAACCCTTTGCTAGAAAAATACAGATATTGACTGTAATGGAACAAAGAGCTAAAGTGATGGGTAAGAATGAAGTGGTTAGAATAGCTAAGAAAGGTAAAGATGCAATCAGAAAAACTAGAAGCACTTAAAAAAAGATATGAAGCTCAAGTAGCAGAGTCTTTAGCTACATTAAATATCTATGTTAGAAATTCCGTAGGCATAGGTGAACATCCTCAACATTTGGATGAAATGGATAAACTTCTACAAAAAATAGTAGATGCGGAAGAAAAAATAAAGGTGATAGAAAGATGGACGGATTAGAAATATTAGGAAAGTTAAGAAGAATAATTGAACAAAGATACGATGACCTCGTTGCAGCAATGACTAGCGGGGGTGTTGACAATATGGAAAAATATAACTATATGTTAGGACAGGTACGAACGTACCAGTATATATCACAGGAGATATCTAGCCTGCTAAAACAAAAGGAGCAAAATGACAGTGAAGGAACAATCATCAAAATCAAAAGAGATCCCGAAGCATAGAAGCGCATTAATCGAAAAATACGAGAGTGCCCCGAAACCTGAAAAAGAGGTAACAACAGAATTATCAAAACTTCCAAAACCTACGGGTTGGAGAATATTAATTTTGCCATTTAAAATGAGCGAAAAAACTAAAGGTGGTTTGTATATGGCAGAAACATCTTTAGAAAAACAACAAGTAGCATCACAATGTGGACTCGTTCTTAGAATGGGACCAGATTGTTATAAAGATAAAGAAAGATATCCAGACGGTCCTTGGTGCAAGGAAAAAGACTGGGTGGTTTTTGCAAGGTATGCAGGATCTAGAATGAAGATAGAAGGGGGTGAAGTTAGAATGTTAAACGACGATGAAGTTCTAGCGACCGTGGAGAACCCTGAAGATATAATCCACGAATTTTAATAACCATAGGAGGAAACTATGCCAGCTGAAAAAAACACAGTTGATATTGATACATCGGGACCTGGAGCCGAAGTTCAATTAGAAGAAAACAAAAAACCAGAAACAGAAGAAGTGGAGGTTCAGAATGAAACAACTACTGAAGACAATACTAAGTCCGATGATACATCTGAGAAATCTGATGAGCAGTTGGATGTTCGAGATGACAAGAACAATCAAGAACAAAGTGAAGAGAAAAAAGAAGAAGTAAAAAAAGAAGACGAACACGAAAAGTATAGTGACTCAGTTCAAAAAAGAATTGCGAAACTTACTAAAAAAATGCGTGAAGCAGAAAGACAAAGAGAAGAAGCTATTGCTTTTGCAAAAAGAATTCAGGATGAAAATAAATCTTTGAACTCTAAAGTAAACGTTTTAGATACAGATTATGTAACTGAAATGGAAGGCAGAGTTAAATCTTCTTTGTTAGCAGCACAGCAAAAACTAATTGCTGCTAGAACTGCGGACGATAAAAAGGCAGAGGTTGAAGCTTTGACAGCCATATCTCAACTTGGTTATGAGCAAGCAAAAGTTGCTGAACTTAAAACCAAACAAGAAATGGATAAGAAGACAGCCGCTGAAGAAGCAAAAAATGTGCAAGAACAGAGACCATTTACACCAGCACCACCACAATTAGACCCTAGAGCAGAAGACTGGGCCTCTAAAAATGACTGGTTTGGTAAGGATAATGCTATGACTTACACAGCTTTTGATCTTCATAGAAAACTTACTGAAGAAGAAGGCTTTGATCCACAGAGCCCCGATTATTATAAGGAAATAGACAAAAGAATTAGGTTGGAATTTCCTCATAAATTTGATAAGCCTGAGGATACGAAGACGACAAGTAAACCTACACAGACAGTTGCATCTGCAACGCGTAGTTCAAAGACAAGTCGCAAAACGGTAAGACTCACACCAAGCCAAGTAGCAATTGCTAAAAAATTAGGTGTGCCACTAGAAGAATATGCGAAACAACTAATTAACACGAAGGAGGTATAGGCATATGACAAATAAACAACCAACTCGTGCGAGCCAAACAAGAGAAAAAACAGAACGGAAAAAAGTTTGGACTCCACCATCGTACTTAGATACACCCAACGCGCCTGATGGATTCAGACACAGATGGGTCAGGACGGAAGTTCTCGGGTACGTCGATACTAAAAATGTACAAGGAAGATTAAGGTCCGGGTACGAATTAGTGAGAGCAGACGAATACTCAGAGGGTGAATTTCCAGTAGTCCAGGACGGCAAATATGCTGGGGTGATCGGGCACGGAGGCCTTGTGCTGACAAGGGTACCAAATGAGATTGCGCAACAACGTGCAGAATATTATGCTAGGTTAGCTAATGAAAACGTTGAAGCAGTAGATAACGATCTTATGAAGGAACAGGATAGTAGAATGCCTATCAATATTGATAAGCAGTCTCGTACAACCTTCGGTGGCAAGAAACGTTAATTTTTTAACAATTCTAACCAACGATTAAACAAACTAAGGAGAAACGAAAATGGCAAACGCGTCATCTGTAGGCTTTGGAATAAAGCCTTTAAAGAAAGCGGGTCAGAATAGAGACTCTGGCGGACTAGGAGAATATCCAGTAGCAGCATCTGCGACGGCTATTTACAACCAAGATGTGGTTGCAATGGCTAACACAGGTACAGCAGCAGTAGCTGCAGCGGCGACTGAACAACTTTTAGGCTCGTTAAACGGAGTTTTCTTTACTAACTCGTCTACAAGTAAGCCGACGTTTCAAAACCACTTATTAGGCTCAAATGCAGCAACTGATATTGTGGCGTTTGTTACTGATGATCCACATCAGATCTACGAAATTAGATCTAATGCAACTGGAGTATCACAACAAACTGACGTTGGTAATACAGCTGAGATCTCTTACTCAGCGGGAGCGACTCCTAACTACATATCTAAAACAACTTTAGATGACAGTACGTTAGGGACAACTTCTCAACAATTAAAAATAGTTGGTGTAAGTAGAGACATTGATAACAATGATCTTACATCTGCTAATGTGGTGTGGAGAGTGGTGATAAGCGAACACTTCTTTAAACAACACGCAGGTATCTAATAGGAGGATATAATTATGGCGATATCACGTAATCAGCTAGTTAAAGAACTAGAGCCAGGATTGAATGCCCTATTCGGCCTGGAATATAAAAGGTATGAAAATCAGCACGCTGAAATTTATACTACTGAGTCATCTGACAGAGCTTTTGAAGAAGAAGTTATGTTGTCAGGTTTCGGAAACGCGCAAGCAAAACCTGAAGGTTCTGGTGTAGCGTTCGATAGTGCTCAAGAAACTTTCACAGCAAGATACACTCACGAGACAATAGCTCTTGGGTTTGCAATCACTGAGGAAGCAGTTGAGGACAACCTGTACGACAAGCTAGCTTCAAGATATACGAAAGCTTTGGCTAGATCGATGGCAAACACAAAACAAGTCAAATCAGTGAATCCGTTAATCCAAGGTCTACCAACGACTGATGGGTTTGATTCAGGTGATGGTGTTTCTTTATTTAACACTTCTCACCCTACAATCGCGGGTACATTTAAAAACACTTTAAGCGCACAAGCGGACTTAAACGAAACTTCATTGGAGCAGTCTTTAATAGACATCGCTGCAATGACGGACGAAAGAGGTCTTAAAATTGCTGCTAGAGGTGTGAAAATGATTGTTCCAAGTGAATTACAATTCACAGCTGAGAGATTGATGAAATCTCAAGGTAGAACTGGAACAGCTGATAATGACATAAATGCTATCGCATCTATGGGAATGGTTCCTCAAGGTTATAGAGTGAATAACTACTTAACTGACACGGACGCATTCTACATTATTACAGATGTACCAAACGGAATGAAGTATTTCGAAAGAGCACCTATCACAACTAAGATGGAAGGTGACTTCGATACTGGAAACGTAAGATACAAAGCTAGAGAAAGATACGTATTTGGCGTATCAGACCCTAGAGGTATTTTCGGCGTTGAAGGTGCGTAATACTCAATAAAAGAAAATTAAAAGGGGGCTTTCGAGCCCCCTTTTTTTATGATAAATAAGAAAGGCAACTATGAAGAACTTCCGTGTACAAATCAGAGCATATGGCTATTACGCAGACTTTGAGGTTATCTCAGAGGATGATGATAAAGCGTTTGAAAATGCACTAGTTGACAAGCTAGGAAAAAATGATATAAAATGGGAGAAAGATGGATTTATAAGTAAATCTAAACTATGGCTAACTTACGAGGAGATCATAGATGCAAACGCAAGTAAGGGACCTTTACAAAATGAAGAGGGGTCTCGAAACAGAATGGGCGGTGCAACAGCGTGACCACCAAAGGTACACTTTGGATATGGTTAGGATTGACAACAAAATTAGAGACGTTGTTAATCAAATTAAACAAGAAGAAGCTAAAGTAGCCACTCTTGTTAATAAGATAGAGGACGCAGCACCCGAAGTTTCCGTAGCTACTTAGTAAAAAGCTACATCTTGGATAAATATCAAACCATACGACAGGCTCTCTTGCACTCTACTAAAATTTACTATATATTCTCAACACTATACATTTAATTAGAACATAGACGCGTATAGTCGACGGCCTAGAGACTATGTTCGCAAAACTAGGAGGATATAATTATGGCAAATACAACGTTCAACGGACCGGTTCGATCAGAGAACGGTTTCGAACAAATAACAAAGAATGCTTCTACAGGCGCAGTAACTAAAAAAGCTGAGCTACACGAAGCAGGTAATGCATCAGTAACATCAAGTGATAGAGGTGGTGCATTATTATTAAACTCAAAAGCTACTGATGGTTTAGTTATGCAAACTTACCAAGCAAGTGTCACTGTTGCTAACGGTGCTACAACTGGTAAAGAAGCATCAATCGGTATGCCGGCTAACTTTATACCTATGGCAGTAATGGTTACAGTTGCAACAGCATCAACAAATGCTGTGAACTTACAAGACATTGGTGATGATGGAGATACTGATTCATATTGCGATGGTTTAGCTATAGCTGTAAATTCTACTGGGTTCAAAGGTATCTTTGGATGTAATGGAGTTAGAGGACTAGGAACAGGAACAACTGGAGCTGTAACAACTGCTGATGAAGTAGAAGTTGTATTAAGCGGAGATCCAGGTGCAGCCACTTCCGTTTTAACTTTAACATTCTTAGGAATACTAGGAACACAAACTTTAGACTTATCTGTCTAATTTTATAAATAAACTCGGGGCGCCTGGTAATGCAGGCGTCCTTTAAAAGGAGGACAAAAAATGGCAGCAGACACAGTATTGAATACAACTGTATTCGACGGAGCAAAAAAAGTAATCACTCACTACAATGTGGTTTCAGGTGATGGAGAGGGAAGCACAACTGCAATAGTTGATGTTTCCGGATTAGCAACAAACAATGGTAAAACTTGCAAAACAGTAAGACTAAACAAAGTTAGTTTTAACGTTTCAGTAACAGCACCTGTTGATGCAATTAGAATGGTTTGGGGTGGATCAAATGTTGTTTTTCAAACATTAAATGGAGAAATGGAATATGATTATTCTTCATTTGGTGGATTAAAAAATAATAAAGCTAGTAGTTATACAGGTGATGTAAATCTTACTTTACCAGCTTGCTCTGCAGGAGATAGTGGAACAGTTGTTTGTGAATGGATTAAAGTTTACGAATCGTAGGAGTTTAAATGGCTAATACTACTTCAGGTACTACAGTATTTGACAAGAATTTTTCTATTGATGAAATTATAGAAGATGCATACGAAAGAATTGGTTTTCAAGGAGTATCAGGTAATCAATTAAAAACTGCTAGACGTTCACTTAACATTATGTTTCAAGAGTGGGCGAATAGAGGATTACATTATTGGGAAGTTGGTAATAACTCAATTACACTTGTAAACAACCAAGCTGTCTACACAATTTTTAGATCAACAGACGACGGCACATCTGATGCAACAGCTATTTATGGAGTTGATGATATATTAGAAGCAGTATATAGAAACTCTTCTAGTGTTGACTCACCTTTAACTAAAATTAGTAGATCAACTTATCAAGCACTGTCTAATAAAACAGCTACTGGAACCCCTTCTCAATATTTTGTTCAAAGATTTATAGACAAAATTACAATAACTTTATATTTAACACCAGGTTCATCTGAAGCAGGTAAGTTTTTAAATTTCTATTTTGTAAAACGAATTCAAGATGTCGGTGACTATACAAATGCTACTGACGTTCCGTATAGATTTGTCCCTTGTATGATTGCAGGTTTAGCTTTTTATTTAGCACAAAAATTTGCTCCTCAAAGAGGTCAGGAAATGAAACTATATTATGAAGATGAATTAAATAGAGCTTTAACTGAAGATGGCTCTTCTACAAGTACATTTATAACACCTAAAACTTACTTTCCGGAGGTAGGTTAATGGCTAGATTTGCATCAGGAAAATTTGCAAAAGCAATATCTGATCGTTCTGGTTTAGAGTTTCCTTACAACGAAATGGTTAGAGAATGGAATGGTGCTTATGTTCATATTTCTGAATTTGAACCAAAACAACCTCAGCTACAACCTAAAGCTACAAGCGCTGATGCTCAAGCATTAAACAGAGTGAGACCAGCTAGAACAGAATTTGGTACACCTTTAGTTTTAAGAGATAATCCTTTTTCAACGACATCAGGTCAAGTTTCAGTTGTTGTATTTATATCAAATGATTCAGAAGGAATTGATAATAATCCGTTTCAAACAAATGATGCTATAAGATTTACCGATGTTAAGTTAGCCGTGGGCGGTGTTTCAGTAGATAGATTTCAATTAGCAACTACGTTAAGTTCAAATTTAAATAGCACAGCTACAACTGTTTCATTAACTGATGCCAGTAACTTTCCTAGCAGTGGTTTTATCGTTATTGAAAAAGTTGATACCGAAGGTCATTTCGTTGATGAAACTATTCAATATACAGGTAAATCGAGCAATGATTTAACAGGATGCACTAGAGGAACGGTAGCTCCTCTTTATGGAGAAACAAGATCTAGCACTACAGCTGGTTCTCATAATTCAGGTGCAAAAGTTTTTGGATCGTATATAATTACGAGAAGAAACAATACGATGCAAGATGATGCTGGAGGAACTATAACTTATAGTTATGATTTTTCCTTTAGTTTAGCGTCAGCTTCATCTAGTAATGATGTAGGAGGTGGTACATTGGTTTTTGCAGGACCAGTTAACCAAAGAGCATAATGGCAGGAATTAGTTATACAACTTTAGTTACACAAATTAGAAACTACACAGAAGTAGACTCTAATGTATTAACAACAGATATTTTAGAAAATATTATTTTAAATGCGCAATATAGAATTATGAGAGACGTTCCTATTGATGCAGATAGAAAACAACAATCAGGAAATTTAGTTACAGGTCAAGAAAGTATTAATGCTCCAGGCGGATCATTGTTTATTAGAGGCATTCAAGTTTATGATTCTACGAGTGCAACAACAGGTGCAAATACCTATTTAGAGAAAAAAGACGTTACATATTTACAAGAGTATATTTCATCAACAGAGTCTGCAAAAAGAGGTAAGCCTAAATATTATGCTTCTTTTGGTGGTGCTACTGGAGACGGCGATACTAATTCTGGACGTATATATTTATCACCAACACCGGACAGCACTTATAAATTTAGAGTGCACTACAATAAGATGCCAGCTACTTTGGCCTCAGATAATACTACTAATTATATTAGTCTAAACTTCCCAAATGGCTTATTATATTGCTGTTTAGCAGAGACTTATGGCTTCTTAAAAGGCCCAGCAGATATGTTGACATTATATGAGGGAAAGTATAAACAAGAAGTACAGAAGTTCGGTGGAGAACAAATTGGTCGAAGAAGAAGAGACGACTACACTGACGGTACAGTTAGAATAAAAGTTAATTCACCAACACCGTAATAAGGAGTTAAAATATGGCAAATACAAGCGCAATATGTTCAAGTTTCAAACAAGAACTTTTACAAGGTAAACATAACTTTGCATCATCAGGTGGTGATACTTTTAAAATTGCACTCTTTGATAGTAGTGCAACATTAGGGGCTTCTACTACAGACTATTCAACTTCTGAAGAAATTACAAATACATCTGGAACTGCATACACGGCAGGTGGAGCAACTCTTACAAGATCAGGAGTTTCTTTATCTTCTACAACAGCGTTTACAGATTTTTCTGATGTAACTTATTCTTCTGCAACGTTCACAGCGAACGCAGCTTTAATCTACAACACAACAACAGGAACTGGATCAAGTACAACAGATGCAGTTTGCGCGATTGCTTTTGGTGGAGATAAAACTGCAACTAACGGAACGTTTACAATTCAATTTCCTACAGCAGACGCTACAAACGCAATCATAAGATTAGCGTAAGGAGGACTAGATGTCCGACGTATCTTCAGGATGGGGTCGATTCACCTGGGGACAGGCTCAGTGGAACGAAGACGCATTACTCGCTACAGGTTGGGGTGCTAAATCTTGGAACAGCGGTGAGTGGGGTAATCTTGCTGATGAAACAGTTTCATTAACAGGTGTATCATTTTCAGCTTCTTTAGGATCAGTTACTATAGTAAGTACAAATATTATTATTCCAACTGGAATTTCTTTTACAGGATCCGTTGGTTCTATATCACCAGTCATTCCAAAAACAGTTGAATTAGCAGGAGTATCTTTTCAATCAACATTAGACACAGGATCTAGTATTTCTGGAACAGCTCTTGTTCAACCATCTGGAGTTTCTTCAACTTTTGCAAACGGTGTAATTACACCTGCAGATCAAGTTATGGGTCTAACGGGT